ATCAAGTTCCGAATCATCGTCACTGTAGTAGAAGGTGTCATCATGGATGCTCTTGTTGCCGTTCATGTGGTCATGAACGCGTTTCATTTGATCGGCCATCTTCAGATACATCCCATCGGGGATATGACTGGCGATTTCGTCAATGCATGCCATGAGGTTACGTAAGTCTTCCATGTTTTTTATTGAAAAATAAAAATTCTAGGCTTCACTTAGGTACTCATGGAACATCTAAGAAACATCATGGAGATCATGGAAAATGATGAAATGTTCCCAACAAAAACAGAATGGGCGTACGGGGAGATATCAAACGAACTCAAACATTTACATTTGAAATTAAAAGAACTAACGGGTCAGGTAGAAACTACAGCTACAGTCGATCCCTCGGCACCACCACCCCTTCGTCGTTATCCACCAACTCCGTGGAGAGACCTCAATAGTTTACGTGTGAGACCTAGACGTTAGTCTATATCCATCATCGAAACTTCGGCCACTGTGGTGCCATCTCTCGGTGGAGGATAATACGCACCCGGTTCAACTGGTCCGGTATTATCGGTCGCTGACCATTCCTCATGTAATTCCTGTATAAACTGGTTCAATCCAGGATCATCAAGTTCTCTCCATCGTTGATGAAGTTGTTCCCGTGCTCGTTGGATAGCCGTATCAGGATCGGATGGTAATGAATCCTCAATCCATTCGGGTGGTTGACCATCAGTCATGGGTGCATACATGAGTGGTTGGTTTTGGTCAATAAGAAATGAGGGTGGTTTCACTTGTCGTCGCAGTTCGTGTATAGTGTCACACAACTCCAGATAGTCCCCCTCAGGGATCTTATCCGAGTTCTTGTCGACAAGCTCCATTATTTTATGAAAAAGATCCATCTTATTATCAATCTAAAGCTACATCACTTAGGTGTTTATTACAAATTGTAATGAACTCTGAGGTAGTTCTGGCGATCTCTCATATCAGAAATCTCAATCTCCAGATGTCTTTTCAGATCGTACGCGTCTGTACGTAATCTCTCACAACCACGATTGAATCTCGTTTTATAATTCTGGTAAAGTGTGCGTTCGTATGCCTTACTGGTGCACTCCTGTTCTTCTCCGTCGCTACTCCATGTTGTAGCACGATTAAGATTATCAAATGTCCAACCCCCCCCACCAACACACTCTATATCACCATCACAGTAATCTCGGATAGCATCTTCCCTTACCTTCTTCGTAATATTACCAATGTACTTCAGTTTTCTCAAACTTTTCTTAGCGATGTTATAATCAGTATCCAGTCTTTGAAGAATTTCCTCATTTTGCACCCATTCATCATACCATTCTGGTCTGAAAAATGTATTGTCCTCATCCTCGCTGTCACTGATATTAGCAATTAAATGAACAGCCATACCAGGTTGAACCGCTTGGAATGGGACATTGATTGGTAAAGGGCGGCGATTATCCGTAACAGGAGGGTCTTCGTGTTGTGGTAAATTTTGGTGAATTTCTTTCAAGTTGTCACACATTTCCAAATAGGTGCCTTCCGGAATCATTTTGGAAATGTCATCGAGAGATCGCATAAGATTTTGAAGATTCTCCATTTTTTTATGGAAAATATAAAAACTATAAACCAACTTAGGTTTTAATTTATACTTCATCGAGATGTTCATCGGCGTGTTCAAGAGAATCAAGTTTTTTTTCAATGGCTATACAATACCTCCGCCTAAAGTCATTTTCAATTTGAATGTATGATTTGCATAGAGATTGTATTTCTTTCTTTCTTCCATCCAACTCTATATCTTCCAAACTAACGTCGTACAGTAAAGCATAATGTTTAGAAACTGTTTCACGTATATTTTTGGAAATTCTGTGAATAGGTTGGTACATAGATAGTTCTCTCCTTAAATACTGAATTTGTCCCTGAAGATAGTCACTATCCAAACTGAGAGCTCTATCGAAATAGTAGTCATAAAAATATTGAAGTTCATATTCGGACGTGCCTATAGGATGTGTAGCAAAGTTTTCATAATCGAAAAAATATACTGGATCTGATCTTTGATTGTACGCTTTCTTCAAAATATTACAAAGCTGTAAATAGTCTCCCTCTTTCAACTTGTCTGAATTGCGGTCTATGATTTGCATAGCAGATAAAAGGTCATCCATCTTGCTACTTTAAAGTGGCAAGTGTTTAATTATGTTAAAAAATTAACCTGTGTTCTTTATAAGGATGGCAGGTCGTCTAAATTTAGCCATCACCGGTGTTCAGGATACATTACTCACCGGGAATCCGAGTATGTCGTATTTTTTGTCACGGTTTAAAATTCCAACTCGGTTTGCATTTGAAAATAAAGAAAATCAATTTACCGGCAAAATAGATTATGGGGAGATTTTGACATGTAAAGTTCCCACGGAAAGAGGTGACTTCATCAAAAATTTCACCATCAAACTATCCCGAGAACCTTTGTTACCTCAAGGATCGTCGTGGTCACCTTCATCCATGTATCATCTTATAGAGTATGCAGAATTGATCATAGGAGGTACTATCGTGGAAAAGATAACAGGTGAATATATTTATTTGTATCAACAACTCAGAAATACAGAAGATGATACACGACAAGGGTTATACTTTTTAAATGGGCATGGCGACTTATTGACTTTGGGGTTTAATTATGTATATTTCTTAGATTTACCATTCTATTTCTACAGAAATCCATCTTTATCGATTCCCATTTGTGCATTGACGAAACATTCAGTTGAAGTTAGGGTAAAATTGAGAAATTTTAATGAACTAATACTCGATAATACATCGTATGGTGGAAAAATATCGGGAATTTCGTTGGATACTGAATACGTGTATGTTTCACCCGAAGAAAGAGCTTACTTTATGTCCAATGAGATAAATCAAATAATTACACAAGTGCAACTTTCCACATTTGAAATGGATAATACTACACTGAAAAAGGATGTGTTGCTTAAATTTTCACATCCCGTTAAGGAAATGTACTTTGTTTCACAATCGAATGTTTCTGTAGAAAGTAATTACCCAAATCAATATAACACAATCAAAAGTGTAGAGTTCAAAATAAACAATGAAACATTGTTCAAAAAAAGTGGTAAGGAAGTCGGTTATGATCAAGTATTGGAGAAGTATATAAATTCCCCAATATCCAGTGAGTTTGGTGGTCTAATCGAAACTAACGACCGACGTTTTGGTCCAAATATTTTCGGGATTCATTCATTTAGCTTAAATCCCATGTCACATTATCCAACGGGACAGTTAAATATGTCCAGAATTTTACATAAAATGTTAAGTTTAGAGATAGAACCTTTAGAAAATGTGACAACAAGTACAGTTCAAACAGTGGTTGAAAATGAAACATCTGAAATACCCTATACATTAACATCGCTACAAGAAACGCCATTCAAAGACACGGCGATAAACAGACAGGTATCAACTATAACAACTCCAGTGACAAATATAAGATCCGTTTCTACTCCACAAGAAGATGTATTTACCACTACTACAGTTACAACTACAACTAAAAGAACGATTGGATTAGAATCAAATATAAAAGTAACAGTCACAAACTCTCAATCATCATTGACTACAAGATCAACAAATGAACCTGTAACTTCACAATTAATATCCAGTACCTTAGGTACAAGCAGTGTAGTTCAAGGTCAAATCAGTGAAGTCAGCAATGTTCGTGTATTTAGTGATCCTGTTATATCTAATAATTATGTATTTGGAGCCAAAACAAATATAGTAACAAATACTGATACAAGTTTTCAAACATTTACAAATACATCATCACCATTATTAGTAAATAAACAAGTAACTACATTTGAAGATACAATCACAACAAGAACGGAAACACAACCCACTATTACATTAGGAATACCTGGTGGTGCTCCATTACAGACGAGTGATCAATTGAGTGATACTATAACTGGATCTAGCAGTACAAATAATAATAATTACGGAGGAGTTAGTACGGGTAATCATCCATCATCTAGTACAAACACCAATAATGCGAACCAAGATACATCTCTCGATGATTTAGTTAGAATTGTTACTGGTGATAATGGTAGTACCATAATTTTTTCGTCTCCAAGGACCCTCATCGGAGCAAACAGTCTTTTAAGAAAATACGCGACAGGGATTGCAAATGGGTTTGATATTACATCACGTTCATTAGGGTTTGGAAGTTCATTTGGTCAAATAGGTAAAATTTCCAGAAATAGTTCCAGAATAATGTCTCCTCGTGGAATTAGTAACGGTCGAGATGAAGGACAAATGATAAACTCGTGGAGATATGTAACAAGTACAGGTCCCTACAATTACCCCTCATCGGGTTCTTCGACGTCTCCAATCTATATACAAGAAATGTATAGATACGAGAGAGAGATGGATTTTTCCAACCTCGTTAATGCTGGTGATGGTCATGGTGAAACGGGGAATGAAAGAATTGAAATTGATACAAATTTTGATGGTTCTATCATAGTTATGTCTCAATATGTTCCAAGTATGGTATGGTCTCCGAATGTCATACAACCCGATAGTTTGGACGGCAGATCGAGATTCTATATACACCGTTATTATGAAAATTGGGATGATGATAGAATTGGTATGGGTGTATGGGGTGATGAAAACAATATGCAAGTGCCTATACGTGTTAATCAACCAACTTCTATGACGGTAGTGTGTCATTTGGGTTTTAGCCTCTCTATGAATAAATCTGGATTGAGATTTGCTACGTCTGGAATCTCACATCCATATTTACCGTCAAATAGTAAAAATAAAGTTGTAATATACGACATTCAGGGTAACACCTACTCACCGACAATTATAAACTTACCAGATCAAGGTGTGAATGATGAATATGGAATACAAGTTAAACTAAGTGATGATGGAAATAAATTATGTGTAAGCATGCATGGTTCTATGAAATCCGGTGTTTTTAATTTTATAGGAAAACTATATTTATATGAATATAAAGATTCGACCTGGTCTATGATAGAAGAATTACCCTTACCACCCAATGTAACACTTGATATTGATAGTGCTTTTGGAAGAAATATATCTACAGATTCAGATTTTGATAAAATTGTAGTAGGAGCTGCTAATTATAATCAAGGTACAGTTTTTGTGTATCAAAAAATAAATGAATCGTGGGAAACTATTCATGAAATTACTAGTGCTAACGGTGTACCAAATTTCGGAGAACTTGTAGATATGTCCGGTAATGGAGAAAAAATAATAGTAGCAGGATCCGGGGCAACTAATGGTATTGAGATATGGAGTCAAATAGATTCAAGTGACATATGGTACCACGAAATAAATGGCAGTTCAACACACTTAGTGACAAGTGTATCAATAAATGACAATGGTTCTAAATATGTATATGGTACAATTGGTGGAATAATGTATGTAAAAGATGATAGAGTTACTGACACTGAATTCGATCCCAATACTAATTTTGTTGGAGATGAGGTCCCAGAATCTATTTTTGTTGGAGATTCGGGTTTTTCAATAATCAACCCGAATTATGGTAGAGGTACAGCATTCAAATTTCCTACATTCACAGTTCCAATTGACGAATCTACAATCATTGAAACAAATGTAGTAGATACAATAACTTCAAATACATTTACTGAAGTTCTTACAGAAACAGTAGATCGAGTAGAGGAGATCGTTTCACTACAAACGTTAGTAACACATGGTATTTCGGGGACTACAGTGACCGAAGTGGGAACTAGAAACCAAAACGAAATAACTACTACACAAACAGAGACACAATCAAATCAACATTTTTCACAGAAACATAAAAATAGAGTGTATGCAATAAACTATAATGTATTGTCGTTTAAAGATGGATTATCAGGTTTAAGATTTTAATTGTATATAATAGTAATGGCCGGAACTGTTCAACTTGAATTAGGTGGTGAAATACGTGATGTAAACCCGGAGTATTCATACTTTCACGAAATATACAAAAAACATACTAATTTTTCTATA